CTCTACTCATCAATCCTAAATGGTAATGTAGGTCTAACAAATGTATCACAAAACGGGAACATTCTAATCAATAAAACAAATGCTACGGGCGGAACTATATCCATCACTTCTGCTACTTCATTAAGTCTTTCGTCTGGGACGGGTTCAACAGTAATTCAAGGTGGAGCAGGTATATCACTTCTCGGGTTAGGTGGAGCAGGTATTATCACAAATCAAGGAGTAGGAGCAAGGACAGTATTGCGAACTGGTATTGGAAGTATGATTACTGACTATCTGGACTACTACCCCTCTGTAAATGTTGATAATAATAATGGAAACTCGCTTGGTATACCTCTTCCTCAAATACCCTACCAAAACCTTACGATTATCAACAAGGGTATATCACCTACTTTTAATTGGAATGATGCAACGAGCACAAGTTGGAATGGTGCATTTGTCTTTCAATTTATGCCGTACAACTCCACCTGGTGGATTGCATACAACTATAATTCAAATAATTCTGTCATTTATATCACACAGGATCTCGTAAATATCGGTCAAACAATCTCGCTCGCAAACTCGTCGTATAGTGGGTCTACATCTTGTAAGTGTTTAACCCCTGTTGGGAGTATGATGTATATTGGAGGTGATTTTACTACTGTAAATGGGAACGCCACACCGCAACCAGCTATAACGCAAATCAATTGTGGTGGTGGTCTGGGGTCATTCTACGAGCAACCTATGGAGAATGCCGCAAGTAATATATACGGTATAAACGGGTATGTGAATACAATAAAAGAAGTTGGTTCAAGTTTATATGTTGGCGGTCTATTTGGAACAGTCAACAACACGGGACAACCTTTGTATAATCTCGCCAAGTTTGATAATATGACCTCGCCAGGCTCTTTGAGTATTGACAATTTTGGTGAAGCGCTTGCAACAAACGGGGAAGTGAATACTATAGAATACTACGCCCCGTATGTGTTTGTGGGTGGTGATTTTACAGGGGTTCAATATTCGGGCGGTGTTGGCCCGTTCTCTTTTATACAATATTTCGCTATTTTTGATACAGGTAGTAATTCTTGGTTTTCTGCTTCGCCTGGTGGAAACACCTTTAGTGGTCGGGTTTATAGTATGGGTATATCTACTATGAGTAATCCTGCTAATGCGGAACCTCAAGTATTGGTATTGGGTAATTTTTCTTCTCCTTGGAACACCAGTACCTATATCTCCGCAACCAATCCTTTTGGTGCAGCACCTCTATCCACAAACCTTCCACCAGTCGCATTCTCTAATCGCAATCTACTCTCTTGTGGAAATGGATATGATTATGTATTGTCAGATACTCGCACAGCATATCGCAGTAATTCTTTTACAAATTGGACCGATTTAGGTGATACATCTGGAGGCTCGCAGCCTGGAAACACGGTAAGCGGTATTCTATCTAATGGTCCGTATGTTTCCTATAGTGATAGTGGTATTATTAGGGTATTAGGATCTGTCTCACAAATTGCAGCATTTTCTCTACCAAGTGCTAATTTTCGGTATAATGGGAGCCAGTATCAAACAGCAACACTCAATACAAAATATTCAGCACAGCAGTTCGTCGCAGACAGCGCCGGGACATATTTCTATCCAGTTGGCCAGCCTACGTGCACTTTTTCTTAAAATAAAATCTTGCGGTAATGTAAAAAATGCTACTTCAAATTGCAACAGGTGTACTCTACTATGTTCTTCCTAATATTGCTGATATTGCTGTTTATCTTTTCATTAAAACTCTGGTAAACAGATTGCTTTGAATATTACAAAATTAAAATGTTGCAATATTCTAAACACAAAGATTTAGAATGTCCATATCTTCATTAATAGACAGCGGCACAGGCAAGATCTACGATAATCTAATTCCACAAGGTGGAGGCGTTGCACTAACAAAGGGTCAGCTCATTTCAGCGAACGACCAAAATCCACCCGTAGAAGTAGCAGTTCCAGTAGGAGTAAATGGAACTATATTAATGGCTGACAGCACCCAAGTTGACGGCTTAAGGTGGGCTGTCGTTCCAGGAGCAGTCGCACTCGCACAAGGTCAGTTATTATCAGGGAACCTCGCAGGAGACCCCACGATAGTTGTCGCACCAGTCCTACCAGCACAGGCAGGTTGGGTATTATCAGCGGACGGAACAGCGGGCGCAGCCGGAACAAATATGGCGTGGAAACCGCCGACTGGAGCAGGTGGTCTTCTTACAGCAAATCTCCCCCTTTTTGATGATGCAACCACAACCCCAAACACAATTGGTATTAATTTTACAGCAGTCAAGGGTGAAATACCCGCAGGGACAGGTGGAGCAAAAATAGGCGCATTAATCCCCCCGCCCGCGCACGACGGATATGTTCTTAAAGCAGACGCAGCAGAAGCAACAGGACTTATTTGGGCTGCCGCGAGTGAAACGCTTACGGCATCATTACCATTATTGTTAGAAGAACCACAAGCAGGCGACCCCACAATATCAATCGCATTCACAGCGGTCAAGGGTGAAATACCAGCAGGGACAGGCGCATCTTCAGTAGGATCGTTAGTCCCAGCGCCTACAGTCAATAATTATGTGCTTACGTCAGCATCAGCAGAAGCAACAGGATTGAAGTGGGCCCCACTCGCAGGACCAAGCGGATCAATAACCACAATAGCACCTCTTCAAGATCTGGAAAATCCTCCAGGATCTGGAGTAAATGAACTTTCTATTGCATATACAGCAAAAGGGGATTTACCCGTAGGTACGGCTGCAAAAACAGGCGTGATATTGCCGATCGGTGCAACTGACGGCCAGGTATTGGAAGTATATGGAGGCGCACCAAGTGGTATGCGTTGGGCTACTCCTGCGCCTCCTTCTGGCGGCCCTACAATCAACCGCAGCAACGCAGCAACCGTAGAAATCGCGCAGCCGCAATCCTTGAATGAAACTATGATACTCGTGGCCGAAGAGCCAAACGCTTCGTGGGACGCTGTGGAAAGTCAGGGTGGCGATACGGCGCCCTATGAATTAGAGTTTACTACCCCGTGGTTCAAAAACTTTCAAAATCCAGCAGCGCAGGACAGCGGTCTACAGGGAGTAGTTGAATACATAAACGGTGCGCGCACTATTAGGTTAGATATAATAAATCAAGGTTCAGGTTCTGTTCTCACTCTTGGACATTTGATCTTTGAAGAATATAATTCTCCGGCACGCGTGTATGGCTATATCGGGCCAGAAGGAGCGAGTAGTTTGATGGGAAACAGTATCATTATAGTTGGTGCATTTACTAAATTAATATATACTGGTCCAACCCCTGCACCGCCCCTATTATGTAGTCAAATATTGGGGGTTGATTTTCAAAATACTCAAAATATAAATGCTTTCAATTTACCCTCTCCCAACGTGGGAACTGCACTCGGCTTGAGTGGATTTGGACCCCAAGGATATTGCAGCTCAATCCAGTTCTTACCAGGAACCAGCGAATACGTAATTGGTGGAAAGTTCAGCAATATTCTTTGCTCTCCGTCGGTTCCAGGAAGCGGTGGATATATGAGTTTGTGCACGTATAATACAACTACGAATGAATACGACCTTTCGCCTGGTGCTCTTGGCGCTGGTTTGGGGGTAAGATTGAGCGGGGGGCCGGGAACTGTTAATGATATGTATTGGAACGCAGCAACATTCCAGCTCGTGGTAGTAGGCGAGTTTGATGAACTTGTAGTAGATGCAAATACGAATATACCTGCTCCAGCAAACTCTCACGGTTTAGCCAAATGGACTTTACCTCTCGCCGTGTCTCCTTGGTCAAACACCCCTACAGGTACACCTACTCCTGTTCCGGACGGGATTTGCTGTAGGCCTATGGTCTCACAGGGGGCGGGCATTCTTGTAATTTGCGGATCATCAGGCATTCCTGTAGCATATAATATAACAACTAACTCAAGTACTACCCTGACTGGAACTTATCCATCTCCCGCGATCCCTTTTAGCTTCAATTGTGCAGTAGGAGGAACTACTGATATAGGGGCAGGACAAGTAGCGTATGATTTCATTCTGTATAATGACACAACTAATTTAGTCTGTTATGTTTATTGGTATTCGGCTGCAAACGGAACAGTAGCAACTGCGCTGGCGCCTGCTCCTACAGGGTTTATTCCAGATGATACTGGTGGTGTAATTTTAAATGGTGGTATTTATCTGTTTATTGATTATGATGCTTTGCCAGTAGTAAATCTTCTACAAGTAGCAGCAAAGGGTTCCATTTATAGGTATTCGGGAGACACTCACGCTACAATTGATTTCACTTTAGGGACCGGGGCAACACCATTTATCGGATTTATTGAAAATGGCCAACTTTGGCATACTGTTTCTTTTAATGGCCCCACTTGTCCTCAAAGTCAATCATACATATCTAATTCTGGAAAAACTGCCTGGATCCAAATCGGGGCCAAAACTACAGGTATAACATATTCATAATTAAGACATTTTAGCAAAATAGTAAAAAATAATATCTTTGCACTTATTATAAAACAAATATATCTAATGTCGCTTTCGTCTGCTTCTTCTTACAGATCCCCATACGGTGCGGGCGTCCTACAGCACGGCACCCTTACTTTTGTCGCAGGTCAGACCTGTACTGTTCCCTGCTCATCAATTGCTGCTACTGATAAAGTCTCCCTTCGTGTTCGTACTTCTACCGCTGGTGCTGCCGCTTATGCTGCCGCCCTTGAAAATCACGTTTTCACAATTGCCATTACTGCAGGCACAGGCTTTACAGTAGTCGGTGAAGATGCTCTCTACGCTGGCATTCTTGAATATACTGTTCTCTCCTCCAGTCTGCCGGAAGTGAATATAGCCTCTGCCTAATCCTTTAGCGAGTTAGGTGAAGCAGGTGAACCCAGGTGAGGTCTTTTGCAATCCATTCTATATCTCCAGATCATACATATCCACACTATAGATAAGTATGATATTCACTCAACCTACCCTAACCTCTTCACCTTTTTTGGCCCGATCCTGGATTATTTACGACCCCTTTAGATTAAATACCGCAAATAATCAACATAAATGGTATTAATCTAACAGAAATGCACTATTACTTGGAATAATAAATTTATTATTCACGGTATTAATATAAATTAGTTAGATTAATACCTATTTGATTAGATTATTTCAACCCCGGGCCCTAAAAAGATTATTACAATACATAAAATGAAAAATAATATAGAAATTAAGCAATTTTTTATATAAGGTAAGAGTATATAGCAAAATAATTCTAATGACGCAACCAACGCAGATATATTATGACTTGGACGTAGTGAATACGGTGCAACCCTCACAGACCAACGCACAAGCTGCGCAGCCCAATCGTCTCACATTTACAGAGATCAGAAGCAGTCCTATTTTAGACGATCCGAGTGAATACTTCCTGTCTATCGTCCGCTTTAGTTTAGACACAGCGGGCAGTATGCCCCTGTTTATCCCACAGATTGAATTGAACAACAGCGCAGGTGGTACACCTTGGAACAATACTGTCTACTACATTTCGGTTGAATACAATCCACCCGCTGCACCACAGAATAGGTTGATCTCAAAATCACGCGTGATTTGGGTGCCACAGTCTAACATCTATCCTACTCCTGGTGTTGTCCCCGCAACAGTTCAGGCCAACACCGAACCCTACTACTGGTGCAATAACATTCAGGCGTTCGTCTGTATGATGAATAACGCACTTGTTGTCGCATTCGCCGATATTATCGCACAGGCGGCAGCAGCTGTGCCTGCCATTACCCTCCCTGCGACTTGGCTCGTGGGAAATGAACCCTATTTTCTCTGGGACGCGCCCTCCGCGAAGTTGACCTATGTGGCGCCGCGTCTTATCTTTGAACAAGAATGTTTAGGAAACGGTACGGCCACGGGATTTGTATACCTTAACAACCCCCTATTTACCCTCTTCTCTTCTTTAGAGACATTTCACAACTACACATACAATCCCGCCCCAACCTCAATCAACGACACAGAGGCAAACTATCTGTTGAAGGTATTTAACAAAAAGGGAGGCCCGCAAGGCAATTATGTTGTTGCCAATCCTTCTCCCGCTCCCGTTCCTCCTGCTGCCCCCGCTGTTCCATTTATAGGAGAAGGCCCACCATTTGATGCCTATTTTATGCAACAACCCTATAGCACGGGTGCTACTCTCTGCCCCATTCAATCCCTGGTCTTCACCACGACCCTCGTTCCTGTATTACCCCAATTGATAGGAGTTCCACGATCATTAAGCGATAATGTGGGAACTGGTGGGGCTTCCGGCCAGAACGACAATATAAGCAACGAAATCACAGATCTCGTGGTTAATTTAGTAAACGGAACCGAATATTTCCCGAATGTTCTCTATTTGCCGACCGCCGAATATCGCTTGATTGATTTGCAATCCAACGCCCCATTATATGGCATTCAGATAAACGTGCTCTGGAAAGATGTTTACGGGATCCAGCACGATTTCTATCTCCAGAACGGGTGTTCGTGTTCCCTGAAAGTAATGTTCCGCAAGAAGAATGCCCCGATTTAAAAAGATATTTTAGGCGTATTTGTTTTTTTTTTATCTTTGCACTATTTATAAAGCAAATATAAATCTAATGGCCTCCGCAGACTTTGAGAAGATTTGTGTCCAAGATGACCTCCTCCTGACCACCGACAAGGTCCGCTACGCGGTCTTCAAGGGCGCTCAGAATATTACCCCGTCCCAGTATCAGGCGATCTCCAAGAGCCCCTCGTCCATCACATACAACGTACAATTGCCGTCAGAAAGCACGGTATTTAGTAGGAGAATTATACTGGATACGACTATGACTGTCGCCCTTACCATTACCCCTAATAACAGTATGACTGTTGGCTCCCGGGCTGTTAATTTAGCATACGGCTCTGCCCTCGGCCCCTTCCCTTTCCACTCTTGTTGCAATACTATTCAGGCCACGATCAACAATAATACCGTATCAACCAATCAAAAAGATATAATGTTTCAATTACTTCGCTTTGGTGATCGTCGCGAGGTTGCCCGTCTCAACAACGCCACTCCCACCCAGTATGACAGCTATTTTAAATACTCTGACGCTCTTGGTGCCAACAACAACCCTAACGCCGCTTGGAATGATGCCGCCTACGATCAGGATTTTCTGCCCCGTGGTGGCTTTGAGATCCTGTCCATCACCGGAAACCAGCCATACGTGGCGACCGTCAACGCCCCCTATGTGGTCAACATCACCTTTAGGACCCGCGAGCCTCTTATGCTTTCACCCTTCATTTGGGCCGACCCTGAAAGCAACAACCAGGGTATGTATGGTTGCCAGACCTTGAACTTCACGTTTAACTTGGGTTCCGCAAATCGCGCTTTCCGCCTTGCAAACGCACAGGTTGGAACTCTCGGCAACTACTCCGCCGCCAGCGCCACTTCCGCATTCGCTGTCAGCAGCGCCGTCATCACCAACGTCGCCTCCGCTGAACTTCAAATGCTCTTCCTTACTCGTCAGCCTTCTAACTTGGTTAGTGCCAGAAATGTATTGCCATTTGTTGAGTATCCCCGGTACTTGACTGACGTCGCATCTGTTCTGCCCGCAAACGGTGATACGGTTGAGCAGACATTCCAAAGTATTCAATTGAACTCTGTTCCTGACAAACTGATTATTGTTGCACGTAAAAAGATGGGCAACCAGACCCCGGGAGACAGCGACAGCTTTCTTTCTATTAAGAGCGTCAACATTTCATTCAACAACAAGGCGGGTCTTTTGTCTGGTGCAACCCAGCTGGATCTGTGGCGTATGTCTGTTGAGAGCGGCAGCAATCAGACCTGGAGTGAGTTCTACGGTTCGGCCTACAAGAGCTCCCAAAATGGTCCGCAAACGGACACCGCACTCCCCGAGGAACTGCCTCTTTGCGGCTCGGTGCTTGCTCTGGAGTTTGGACGCCATATTGAACTTGACGACGTGTATGCCCCGGGTTCAATCGGTGCCTTTCAATTGCTTTTTAAGGTCGGTTTGAGCAATCAGACCGGTCTGCAGATTGACGCCAACCAGTATGAACTTGTGCTGATCACTATGAACAGCGGCGTTTTCGCAATTGAACGCGGGACCAGTCAGACTTACACGGCAATTCTGTCTCGTGCTGACGTGTTGGCTGTGTCTTCTCGTCCCCAGTATGCCCGATCCGGTCTGGCCCGTCTCGTCGGTGGAAGCGTTGAAGACAAGGTTAAAATGCTTGCACGTCCCTTGATGGAGGCTGTGGGTATGGGAACCTCTGGCGGCGGCACTTCAGGCGGCGGCACTTCAGGTGGCGGCACTTCAGGCGGCGGCCTCTCTGGCGGCCGTATGGCGAAACATATCGGTATGTAAATTACTTAAAACCCATTTAGTAAATAATGTGAGGCCGTAAGGCCTATTTAACCGGCTTGGCGCAGGGGAAGCGCGCGGGGCTCATAACTCCGAGGTCGTACGATCAAAACGTACAGCCGGTAATCATTATTTCAATAAAAAAAAGGTCTTACCCTGCCTTGTTTTTATTGCACTTCACTTACTGCTTGTTGATGAACTCGTAGATGCTGTCCCTGTTGCTCTTGGTCTTGTAGAAGTAGGCGAAACCGTCAACCATCACTCCGAAGACCATCATCATAATCGGGTCCATCTGGCAATCCTCCTCCTTGGTGGGCTGCACCACGAGGCAGTACCATTTTTTGCCGGTCTTCTCGTCCTCCAGGTCAAAGTTGTTGTAATCGCGGCATTCAATCTTTCCGGCCTTGATCTGGTCCCTCCACAGGCAGGCTTGGGCGCCCATCTGGTCTTTGGACAGCCACATCATATCCTGCGCCACTCCGTGGAAGGAGCAGGCAATTTCTGATTTTTGACGGTCCTTGCTGGCTTCGGCCCAGAGGCCGCTCATTTGTTTCTGGCTGATAATTCTGGCTGACATTTGTTCGCTTGTTGCTTGATGTGATACACTACCTATATATATCCTTCTTGAAAATCCAATTCAATTTTTTTTCATTTCAGTCATTTTTGATTTCACATCTGGTCGTTTTTTTTTTGTGGCTGGTGCTACACAGACAGCACACAGGTCCCAGATGTGGCCTTGCACAGGGTAGAGTTGCACTCCAACCGATTTGCACTTGTCGCACTTACCGCATTCCATTCTCTTCTTCTCGGCCTTCAGACACTCCTCACGATCGCGGACAGCCTGGGAGCAGTAATTGTGCTCCTCTCCTGTGCCACAGCATTTGCCTTCGGCCCATAAACAGTTGAAAGTCATTCTTGTTGGTTGTTTGTTAAGATACACTACCACTATATATCCTGATCGTTTTTTGCTTTCAATTTTTTTATGCAAGTTAGGTGAAGAGGTGAAGCCAGGTTAAGCAATTTTCAATCCATTCTATATGGCGGAAATCAGCGTTTGCGTATATACAAACGGATCGCTAAACACCTCACCTAACCTCACCTCTTCACCTAACTTTTTGATTATGCATAAATGCATAAAATTATTATCTCCGACTAATGTAGAAAAGAATGCCTCGCCCACTTCCCCGCCCGCCTATTAAGCCTATCGTAGCTTTAGCAAAAAGGATCCTGCCTGCTTTGTGCCCCAATCCTAATGTGTCTATTACACTACCACCGAAAATTACCTTTGGTTGCCGTTGAGTGATTTTAGGGGTATTTTTTTCTCAATTAATTTTAAGACCCGTGTACTTAAAATTAATGGAAGGCGCTATTTCATTTTATGAAGTGAATAAACTCTACACCCGGGTTAGGGAATTAGAAGCAGAGAATGCAGCTCTGAAGAAAAAATTAGAGACATCTACTGCTGAACGCCTTGGAATGCGCTCTGTCTCTTTTGGTTCGCCGTGTATGGACGACCCTGCTGCTGAACCTACTTGCGTTCCGCGGGGATTGGGATCGGCTGTGTGGCGGCCGGCGCCTCACCCGAGTTGGTGTCGCACTTGCAAGGAGTAATATGCGCGTTGCTGCACCACTTAAACCAAGTTTCTTTTGACATTACTATATCGTATTGATACTGGAGGTTTCCACACTTTTTGCAAAAGATGAAGCCCTCCTCTTCCTCTTCTTCGTCATCTTCCTCTTCTTCGTCTGCTCTTTTTTTGTCGGGTTCAGATTGTAGAATAGAAGCCCAATCCGCGTCGGCAAGCCTACCGTTGTCCGCTTCATATTGTGCACCTAAAACTTTGATGTGCTCTTGCTGCTCTTTGATGTAAGCAATCAATTTTGCGCGCTCGGCTTCAAGCGTTTCAACCTGCCGGCCTAATGCCGCAATCTCTGGGTTCTCGCGGTTCCATTCCCTGTATTCAGATTGGGTCATTTCATCATTCTCGTCCGTGTCTGCGTCTCCTTCCAGTTCGTGCACGAACTCTATTGCGATCTCCTCCAGCCACTCCTTCTCGGGCAGGTTCTCTGTGAACCAGCGCACGATTGCCTGGCGGCTGAAGTAGTAGTTCAATTGTTGGCAGAGTTCATCATAGTCGTTGTTGTCAAAGCAAGTCTGGCATTCGTAGGTGTCATCTTCCCTGAACCATTTGAAACCATTTTTGAGTGTACATTCCACACCACAACTCTTGCATTCGTGGTAGTTCTGAATTGTTGTCATTATGTAATGCCTGTCTGTGTATTACATAAAGATAAAGATAAAAACAAATCAATTTTTTTCTTAATTCAATAAATAATCCTAAATCTTCAGGAAAAATCAAAAATAAGTATTTTAATTTTGAATTAAAAAAAAAATTGAATTGGTTTCTTTGAGTAGTTATATACTCACAGTTTCAAGGCATTAGCAAATCGCTAAAAAAATTGATTGAGTTTTACAACTTGCATATATACGAAGAGCAGACAAGATACAAGATGCAACACACCAGAGAAACACAAAAGGCTTACCACTTATCCAAGGGGATCTACTTTGAAGAATACTTCCCGCGCGAGAGGCGTGAAAATGAAGCACAAAACAAACAAATCTACAACCTCGCCAAGAGGAACAAGTTTTACACGAAGCAGATCGGACAAATGACAGAGGTCGCGGACACATTTGGATTTTACTCCGGCTCCCCCTACTTTATGCACGTCGCAAAGAAAGCCACCAAAGGTGGTTCAATCGTCGTCGGGTTTATCGCCTTCACCGCGGATACACTTCGTGGCGCCGAACGATACTTGACCACGCTTCAGTATCTCTTCGTGCACCCCAAGTTTCAAGAGAAAGGCGTCGGCACGGAACTCTACCAGAGAATGCTTCGCACCTCGGAGAGTTTCGGTATTTCAAACCAGGCCGTGGAGTTTGATGCAACCAACCCGCGCCTGTGCGAGCTCTACACCAGAGCAGGATACGCTTATCTTCCCAAATATGATGGGAAGGTAAACAAAGGAGATGGCACTCACGTCAAATGGTACAAAATCGCGGTAAGAAAATATCTGTCCCCCTTCAATCTCACACTTGTTGATGATGAGCCGGAGGCTGAGGCTGTTGGAAGCCAGGTTCCACATTTCAAAACACAGGTTGCCGCTATTCGGGCCGCCTCGGATTAAGACGCAATTATGCTTGTAATAACCCTGCTTGGTGGAAAACATCTTCACGTATTCGTAGAGGTGTGTAAGCAGATTTTTTTTGAAAATCAAAAATTGAAATGCTATTTATTTTGAATTAAAAAAAAAATTGAATTGCTTTTATTCCAACAAATCAAACACAGCAACAAATCAAGAATGAACGCCCAGATGAGAGAAGCAAACGACAAGTGGATTAGAATGACCGCAAGATTTATTGCGCCAAACGGATACTGGTGCTGGACTGACGAGAACCAAATATTCTGGAGAAACGGAGAAGACACCAAACTCACAGCATCTACCAAGAAAGGAATGGAGAAATTGCGTTATATCCTCTCCAAAGAGTGCTTTGACGCAGTAGTCAATCCTGTCTACAAAACATATGTTCCTGTGAAGAAAGAAGGTGCGATTACGCTTGTAATGCCTTAAGAGAGCGTGGTCGCTGACTGAACACTTCGCAAGTCGCCCACGATCGTTGCATTACAGACGCAATTATGCTTGTAATAACCCTGCTTGGTGGAAAACATCTTCACGTATTCGTAGAGATGTGTAAGCAGATTTTTTTCTTCTGTAAAACTGCTGTTGTGGTGTCGCAGGGAAGACAGGGTAGAATTGCTGACACTAAATGCGTGCAGCGTGTCTTTCCACACCTTGTATTTGGCATTCAGTTCGCGCTGTGCTTTGAGATACTCCTCCTCCGTATACAGTTTCTGCTTGGAGATGGAGCGCAACTTGGCCAGTTCCGCGTTATACTGATCCATAAACACCCGGTGGTTCTTGTCAATATCTGTATTGAGAACGCTTATGTAGTGGGCTACTTTGTCTGCTTTGGCGCTTTGCGCAGCAGGAACGGGTATGAGTTTATGTACTGCAACCGATACGGGTAATACGACAGGGGCTGCCCGTCGTAGGACGGTAGGGGCGGCGGGTGCTGGTTTTGCAACTGGCTTTGCTGGTGGTGCTGGTTTGGGCGAGTGTCGCCTGGGGGCAAGGATTTTTTTGACTGCCTTATACACTCGTCGGTGGCCGCCTCGCAGTTCTTCATCTTCGTTGGCTTCGTCTCCTCCTCCAAGTCCGAGTGTGAAATCGTCTGCCCCATAATCTTCTGCTTCGTCTGCGTTCTGAAAATCCAAATCGGCAGATTGAGAAAGGGCAAGTTCATCAAGTGGGACCGCGTATACACAGGACGCAGAAAAAAGGAGGGGCAAAAGTGCTAAAAGGGCGTAAGTAGGGCGCATTCTTGGTTTATAACTTAAGATGAGATTTTATATTTTGGCGCTTTCAACTTACCCGTGTATACCTTCCAGTTCTCATTCGTAATTCTGATCGGGTCTACATTCTCGTCAAGATCCTTTGGCTTCTCCTTCTCACGCTCAAAGCCGCCGCGCACCGTGGAGAACATTTGTTGGAATGGAACGAGTGTGTCGTCCATATCGGTCGCGTTGGACGCCATAATGGGCCGGATAGGCAGCGTCTCCATCTTGGTTTTGTATGCAAAGGGGTTGGGCATTCCGATCCTGCGCTTAAATGGTGTTGCCTCCTCGTCCATATCAAGCGACGCGTTGCCTCCATACATCTCATACGGCAGCAAGTCGTTCATTTGTGCGTGATTGCCTTCATACACGCCGCCCGAAAGCACCTCACCCTTGCGTTTCAGGAACTCGGCCGGAAGGTTCAGCTCGTTAATGAAGGGCATAAATGCCTCGCGTTCCGCTCGGCCCTGCGACATATCCACGGTCCGGGGTGCGCCCCTTTCCAATTCAGCCGCGAGTTTCATATCTTCAAAATGCCCACGCTGTGAACCAAACCCAAAAAAGTCTTTGGCCTTGTCTCCAAAGGTGCGCTTGAGACCCGACGGCACATAATCGGACATACTGTCCGGGACTATCTTGCCTACAGCACGGCGAACATCAGACATATCCGGCATATTGTTTGCAACCGTGTTATACCAGCCACTCACACTATCCGCAGCAGAAGAGGCCCAGTTGCTTATATTATCCCAAATACCGCTGCCTTCCAGTTCACCGACCAGCGCGTCGTCGGTGATGCCGTAATGCTGCATTAATTTCTCAAGCATATCGGGTGGGATCCCGCTTTGGTGCAGATACGCTTTCGCGTTCTGATGCGCGTTCCTGCGGCGATCTCCGCGGCCCAGACCAATTAGGGTATTGCTTTCTACCCGTGGCTGTTGCTGGTTTCCGAATGCCTGACGCTGCTGCTTGATATTCAAAACCCACATATGCAAACTATCCAGAATGGCAGCATCTTCGTCCATTACATCTGGAGTTCCTACCTTTCGCATAATATTTTGAAGACCCTGCGGTAATGTATTCCAAAATGCGCGCAATTGTTGCATATTTGGGTTCTGTGCGGTTCCAGGATTTACAACATCATCATTCGTAATCTCGTAGCGCTTGTAGAAGTCCCAAACCTCGGCGCTTTGCTGGGCGTCCAACTCTGGAACTTGTTGGGGCCGTGTGCCTCCTGCGTCTGCGTATGCCTGTTGCTCTGGGGTCAGTTGTCGCGCCGCTGGCGCTACTGGTTGCACGGGTGCGGGTGCTGGCTGCACGGGTGCAGGGGCCGCCTGTCCTTGCTGCGCTGCTTGCTGTGCTGCCGCTATTAATTCTGCTCTAATTCTGGGCAATTGTTTTGTAAGAATGGTGCCACTTGGAGTGCCTATAGCTGGATCGTTGGCAGTATTTGAAAAATCCTGAATGTCGCGCCTCAATCCTGCCGCGTCTCCAGCCAACCTACGAGTATTAAATACAGCATCTTCTCGGACACCTCCGGCTACTTGATGTTGATAATATGCACGAAGCAAAGCCATAACACCATCAGGGGTTCTATAATCGCCATACCCTCCCTGCGGTGTCTGTGGAGGCGGGATTGCAGGCCACGGGAACGGGCCTGACTGTGCATTTCCTGGCTGCGCTGGCCCTGCGTCTGGCTGTCCTGGCTGTCCTCCTGGCTGCTGCTGTCCCTGCTGTGCCGCCTGTGCTGCTGCTGCCGCTGCTGCCGCGTCTTGCTGTGCCTGAACAAGAGGATCAACAGCAGGTGCAACTGGAAACCCGGCCGCATTCTTGTTGAATGTCTCCTCCCTGATGCGCCTTCCTGCCTCAAAGCGGTCAATATCTTTCTTGCTAATGTTGACATAAATTGCATTATCCAGATTTTCCTTCATAAGCTGACACGCCGCGTATGCTTTGGCCGCACCGTCCCTGAAGCGTTCGTAGGCTGCCCGATCCGCCCGACTGTTTGTGCCCGTGGGGAAGTTGTTGAATGAGGTTAAATACAGCGACGCGGTATTTTTCAGCAAAGAAATCAAGGGCAAGAGGTAGGTGGTGTTGACCCCGTTTGCAAAGTCCGACGACTTGGACATTTGAGGCGCGTAAAGTTTAATGTAGTTGACAAGTTCATTATAGGTCGCAATCAAGTCTACCAGCTTGAAATAATCTGCGCTGATGCTAATCATACGCGCATCAGAAAGCAGCCGCGACGGCGACTGTCCCAGATTGATTAGGGTCTGCAACTGGCCGTACAGGTCGGTCTTAAAACCGAGGATTTGTGATAATTTATTAACAAACGATCCGATCTTGAAGGAAACACCTACGTCTGCTGGAGACGGGGGCATTTGACTTTGCTCGTAAAGATTTGCCTGCTTGATTTCATTCTGATACACCTGCCGATTGGCGCGACTATCGGCCGTATTCAAAGCAAGGCGCTCGGCTTCCCGGCTGAAACCTTGCTCTTCCCTCTTGTCCTCCTTCTTACTCACGGGGTGAGCGTCCAACAGTTTTTTTAAGCGATCCATTTCTCTTTATATAATTGCTAAAGATAAAAAAATAATGCGTGCGACCGACATAAGACCGAACACGAAAAAAAAGGTCTTACCCTGCCTTTAGTTTTTTTTTTGCACTTACTGCATAATGCCTTCGGCAATTTTGAGAAGTTGGGATTTTGTCATTTTGTACCAAAATCTGGTGTTTGTGGCGGGCTGCTTGTCAAAGTTGAGCACGTAGGGAAGCCAGTTGCAGTCTCCGTTTGCCTTGGCCCACACGTTCACCCTCTCAATTGCTTCTTTGGAGTTGGTCTTGAAAACAGTCGTAAGGGCCTCGTTCAATTCTTCGTCAGTTGCGACTTCGTAGAAGCAACCGCCTTCGTCTTCGGGTTCGCAATTTGCGTACATCTCCTGGCCGCATTTGGGGCAAATGCGCTCGTAGTCTTCGCTCTGGGTGATGGCTGAGGAAATCATTTCATCAACGAGTGATGAGATCATTTGCATAGTAGTAGTCGTCATTTTGTCTGTGTCTTGTGTCTGTGTAGAAACGCTGATAGGGTTAGTATTCAATTTTTTTTGCTTTCAATTTTTTTTATTTTCACGCTTTTTTGATTTCACATCTGGTCGTTTTTTTTTGTGGCTGGTGATCACTTCACCTCTGTCTTTGAGATCACCTTGCCGCCTTTCAGCTTCAGGATAAACTTTCTGGGCGCGCGTCTGTTTTGTGCGACCACACTTTTTTTGGTGATGTAGCCATCACGCCTCCAGCTCCACTCCCACACGCAGTCGCATTCAGAGCACAAGTGATCCGAAAACTGACCCTCCTTGTGGCAAATATCGCATTCAGCGACATCTTTGTCGGCTTCAACGTAAATGCACTCCTCGCATTTCTGGCAGTAAACTTGGTTGTCTTCAATTCCATCAGGGGCGCAGCACATATCGCAGCAGTCGTCTCTGCACCCTACGCAGGTAAATCTCTTCACGTCGTCGGTCTCGCAAGTCAAGCACTTCATATTGTCTATTGGTGGTTCGTTGCTTCTCCACTTTTGCTAAAAAGCATTTCAATTTTTTCTGCGGTCAGCGGCCCCACACACATCATCAAATTATTCAAAAAAATCTTTTTCGGCGACTTTTGCCTCCTTTGCTTCCTCCGCCGCCTTGCGTTCCAGAATTGCATTCTGTTCTGCGGCCCGTCTCTTAATAATTTCACTCATATTCAGATCTACACGCTGCGCTTCCTTCCGCTCTTCCCAGCGCTTCCAAAATCGCAACCATTCGGGAACATAATACCACATTTTTTATCTAATATAATCCACGTAGATAAAAAAATAATCTGCTAAAAACGCTTAAAGTAGGAGGGGCAGGAACGGGGCCACAGATGATGCAACATTTCCCAAGTCTGACCAGAAATCGCCACCGCTGGCGCCACCACCTGAAGTGCCTGCGCCGCGGTAGGTTGCCTTGGCGTCCTTGAGCGCCTGTTTATAGGAGACCCCGTGCGACTTGGAATAAGCCTTTACGTGCTCAATCCATTTGGAAGCGGGGCGCTTTCCACCGCTTGCACCAGCGCCAGCAGGAGCGCCAGCAGGTCCGGCGTTCACCTGGGGGTTGGAGGCCGCGAGTTCGTCCACAAGAGCATTTGTTGCTTCAATTTGGTCCAAACTTTCGCTGTTGCCGGCCTGACCCGCACCCTGGCGATAAGTGGTGTAATTCTTGGATCGCTTCTTGTAGTCGTTCATAAACGCCTTGGTAAGGGGCACACCATTACAGGGCATTCCGCCCTTGCTGGAGACACAGCAGAAATCGTGCGGTTTGATCTTGTAGGCGGGTTTGCGTCCCTCGCTCAATTTCTTTCGCTTGCCGCCGCTGGTCCCGTCGCCCACCATATAGGGTTGATTGGCGTTGTTGCGCTGTGCCTGTGCAACCAAAGCGACGCTACTGCCGCCCACGGGCCGCTTGAAGTCTTGGCCGGAAGATGTATCAAAGCCAACATATGGTGCATTTACGCTCATATCACCGCCCGACATTCCCGCCTTGGGAGGACGATTGAAAGGAGGTGCGCCATCATTCGGAATATTGCCGCCCTTATACAGTTGCTGTGGCCCGGACAACTTGCGCGTGTCGCTGGCCTTGCCGTATCGCTGGCCCAACGCCCCGCCAGACATTCCCATTCCGCTAAAGATGTCGCCCATAGCGTCGGCCATATTCATATCCTGCTCGTGCGTCATACCCCCCGACATTCCCTCGCCTTTCTTGCCGGTAAACTTACCCACCACGTCTGCGACTTTGCCCACTTTTTCAACCAGGGGCATCACTTTATCAAAGCCCTCGTTCACCTTGGTTATACCCTTATCAAGGAAGTCGCCAACCTTGTCTACAGCGCTTTCAATCCCTTTCAGAATATCATCAATAAAATTGCCGCCTGACATTCCGAACCCTGATGTGTACGGTTCCAAAAACTCCATATCGGGTTCGCCGCCGTCGCCGCCGCTCATTCCCAGCCCGAGCAACAAGGGTGCAAGCGAGGCCAGCGTTCCCCAGTCAAAATCGCCACCGGAAAGACCCCGGCCGTGTAGCGCCTTCAACTCGGCCATCATTTTCTGGCCGATCCTTTTCTGTTGCGCACCCCGGGCACCGCCAGATAGGCCTTTGCCAAACTTGCTATACAAGTCCATACCCGTTTTGACGTGAGGTGCAAGAGAAGCTGCCGTAGCGCCCACTTTGCCAATTCCGTCCAGCAGGTCATCAAAGAAGCCGCAACCCATCAAGGCGCGGCCAACCGCTTTGGTTTTGGAGGCGGAACTGCTTCCGCGGCCGAGACCCAGCAAGGGCAGGAAGGGTGCAACTTGAGACGCGATATTACCCAGATCTGAAAGGAAGTCCCCGCCTGACATTCCCATTCCGCTCACATTCTGGTTGTATCCGCCAGATGCGCCGTAGCCGTGGAACATACCGGTAGAGTTCAGATCGGGGTTCATAACTGCGGGTTCAGCGTCGGTGATTTCATCACCGCCTGACAGACCCGACCCACAGCGGCACTTACCGCGAGCAGGACACCTGCACGCCATTCCACCGCTGGCGCCTGCGCCCAAAAATGGGGCAATAGCAGACGCCACTTGGCCCACGGGCCGCATAACAGACATAAACCCGTCAGCAAAATCAGACCAAAAATCGCCGCCTTCTAACTGAAAGTCGCCCTCGCGCATACTGTCGCCCTGGACTTGACCGCCATACAGAGGAGTTTGCGACGCCTCGTATGCGTCGTGTCGCAGATTGCGGACATCAAATCCTTTCTGCTGGTTTGCAATTGCAATATTGTAAGGTGTTAGATACGTTGACATTACGATTATATTTTATGCACAGAAAAAAAACTGGAGATATTTGCCTTAATGTATTAATATGGCAATTTTTTTATATCCGCAATATATAAACCGCCCCCAAAATGGATATTGCAGAAACTAAACAAGGCATAGACGAAGCAATTCGCAAGTTTGTCGCCGTCTTGAAATTAAACAATTCACCTGTAGTGCAACTCGGCACGAGTTCCTTCAAAACTCAACAATATTTCTCGGATTATGACCTTCTCTCGCCGATCGCGAACCGAACCCTCACGGCCGACAAGATTTGCCGTGAACTACAGCGCATATTGAAATCCCTAATTGATATGGACGACATCTGGTTTATTGAACTAAAGATACAGAACCGGGACGGCAGTAAGGAGAAGTTCTTCCCCCAGGACGCCGCCAACCTTGATTGCGCAAGGGTGGGCAAGGCAATCAAGGAAATAGACTATATCAAAATTGATGCAGTCATCTACATACGGGACACCGGTAAACTGACCGAGCTGTCCATCATCTACGCATTTCAAGACGTACCTGCTGACGAGATTTTAATCAACACGATTAGCCAAGATTACAAACACTACCGATCGGTGGGCAACCCCTACAAGGCCCTCAAGCGCTTATTTAGTGTATATCGCCTGGAGGGCAATAAAGACAAAATGGTAGAACTGTCGTCCCTTTTCAACAGCGCCACAGGTAAGCTTTATTCGCTGTCCAGCAACCTCAAGGCGGTTAAACTCCTCCTGGAGAGCGGCGTAGAAGGTAAAAATCTTGGCGAGAAAGTCCGAGTTAATTTGCAAGATGTAAGCAACACGATCGGCAAACCTTTACGCACCGAGCGCGAAATAGATCGCGCAATCAAAGCATTAGACGCTCAAATTAAAAAAGACACGACCGTTTGGCTGAAAACGCATAAATCAGTTTTGCCGTGAAACCGGATTTTTTTTTATGTTGTTTATATTATATAGATTATTTATAATATGAACGAGTTTAATCTGGCAAATATTGGGCGCCCCCTTGCAAAAATTACGGGCGGAAAATTAGATAAGCGCTTGATAAGTGTCGCACCAAGTGGTGATGTAAATCCTCAAACCGACAAAACTTTTACTGCTTTGACTTTGCCCGAAGACGGGAAGTTTCAGATCGTGCCCGACAGTAAAAAGGAGCGCGACATTCTCTACATTACGGGTGCATCTGGATCCGGAAAAACCACGTTCACCGCTGGCTACTTGGAGCAATACAAGAAGAAATATCCGAAGAACGCCATCTACATTTTTAGCGCCCTTAAAGAGGACGAGACCCTGGATAAAATCAAAGGCGTACAGCGTATTAAAATAGGTGCAAACCTGGTGAGCGACCCCCTTGAGATTGACGATTTCAAAGACAGTTGTTGCGTGTTTGATGATATTGACGTAATTGGAGACAAAAAGCACCGCGAAGAAGTGTATAAGATTTTGAACAAGATTTTAGAGACTGGTCGGCATACCAAGACCTCGTGCATCAACACCAATCATCTCCCTACCAACAAGGGCGAGACCAGGCGCATTTTAAATGAAAGCCACGCGGTCGTTTACTTCCCGCACTCCGGGTCCGGTAGGGGCACAAATTACCTGTTGACTGAATATGTGGGTATTTCAAAGCAGGAGATCGCGGCCATTAAAAAGATGTCCACGCGGTGGTGCTGCATTTTCAAGAATTATCCGCAAGTCATTATGACTGAAAAGAGTATGTGGCTTGTCGGTGCAGAGGGCGAAGAGGAATAACTACGTCGGTCTGGTTTACAGAAACTACATTTCTACGGCGTCCTCGGTGTTTTCAATAACAATAGTGTCTCTGTTAATGACTGT